CCCCCTATAGTCCCCCTCCCAAATGAAAATTTGTTCTAAGTTCTTAGATTTAGTATCTGATTTTGATAGAACTATAAATATTCAAATAGAATCTAGTACTGATAAAGATAAACACTATGATATAACAATATATCTTTGGCAAAGAGAAAACTCTAAGTGTACGTGCGCAGGATATAAATACAGACATACTTGTTCTCACATTGAGCAAGTATATGACAACTACTTTTGCGAATGGAATGAAGTCGATGGAAAAGAAGAACAACATGAAGATGGAATCTGCCCAAGGTGCGGATCGTTTACAAAAGATATCTAGGGATCTAGATCTTCTTACAAAAGAAATGCTTGATGTCAATGAAGCAATAAAACGTTTAGATAAATCTAAAGAATCATTAAGGTCTAGATTCTTTGAACTTGCCAATGAGTATATAGAAATATCAGATACTCCGGAAAATCAGGTACTCGATATAAAATGCGCCTCGCGTGCGGAGGCGGAGCGGTATGTCGAAGAAAATAACCCAGGTTGGATAGTAATTCAATATAGTTCAGATGAAATCATTATTGAAGAAGACCCGTCTCAGATGAAGTTTGTTTGGACTACCGACGATGGATATCAGGTTGGTAGAACAACCGCAATTGTTGGAACAAAGTTTGATTTTGAAAGATTGAAAGATTTCAATCATGTGCTGTTCGATCAGATAGTTGAATCTAAAATGGTTTATGAGTTGAACGAGAAGAAGGCTCAACAGATGATTGAAGACCATCCGGAAATTCTTCCCGTGTTGCAAGAAAGCACAAAACTTGGTAAGATTCAATTACGCTTGTCGTCACCTAGGAAGGTTAACGAAGAATGATTAGAGTTGGTGTTATTGGAGCGCCCGGTGCAGGCAAAACAAGATTCGCTTCTGCACTCAAAAGAGGTCTGCCAGAAGAAAACCTTCTGGTGATCGATGGCTACGCAGACAAACTCAACCAACGGTTGGAAATGTCTGTGGGTATTGAGTCAAGTTATTTGCCGAATGTGCATATTTCCTCCCTTAGAGAGCAGGAGGTCAGGAAAGCAAGTCTTGAGGATAGAAACTTTATAGTTTGTGGGACAATGTTTGAGACTTTGTGTTATGCGGGATTTCATACAGAGATCATTGCAAATGGACCTGGCACTGAAGATCAGAAAAACACAATTCTTATGCGTGAAGTCACCGCTGCTCAAATGTTCGCATATATGGCAATAGATACAAGTCAATCGCTTACGCATTTGTTCTATTTGCCGATCACCGATCCAGCCCTTATCATCGCGATTTCGAAAAAGGACAACATTAACGAACCCCCCGGTGAGCACGAGGCTTTTGACAAGACCATCCAAGACGCCTTGCGCCGCTACGGCAACCCTGCTACCGTCCTCAATGGTAAGCATCACAAGAACGTTCAAGCGGCCATCGAAATCATTAAGTCGGGGAAGAATGGAACACACACAGACGAGAGTCCTGTCGCTGGAGAATGAACTCCTCGACCATCTTGCCGTTCCACAAAACGCCCAAAGACTCTATGAGCAAAGATTCAAACCGGAACTTCTAACCGAAGAAGAGGCATTCGCTCGCTCCGTACTTGAATTCCAGTTTTCGCACATACGAAAATATGGAGCCCCTGCAGAGAAAGAAATCCTTGAATCCCGTTTTGCTGACATCACTTTTGTTCGCCCATCGTCTGAGGTCGACTGGCTTGCCGACGAATTCAGAACGCGATACACGCGCTCCGAGACCGAAGAAGTCCTAACCTCTCTCGCAAGGAGGATTTACAAGGACTCTCCCCAAGAGATTATAGATGACGCTAGCGCACAACTCTATCGGATCAGAGAAACGATCAGAGATAAGAAAACGGAGATGTCCTCGTCTGAATACGCACCCGTCCTTCAGGACTACTGGGACAGCGTTGATGATAGGTCTGTTGGCATCACATACGGTTTCAAAGAGGTTGACTCTGCTTTAAAAGGGTTAAAGCCCGGAGAGTTGGTTTATGTCATTGGCCGCCCAAAGCGCTATAAGTCTTGGATGTTGATGAAGTCAATGGTCGGAGCACAGAAAGTGGGAAAAAGGGCCGTTTTCTTCACTTTAGAGATGGACATGCCGGAGATGTTTCAGAGATACGCCTGCATGGCCTCTGGAATCTCTTGGAGCGCTTTTAAGAACCGCGAATTAATGCCGTCTGATATGGACAACATGTCTCAAAATCTTAAGAAGATCAATGAGATCGCTGAGGTGAAAATAATCAAACCACCACGTGGTGAGAGGACCGTTCACTCCCTTAAGATGATCGCAAAAGAGCACGGCGCCGACATTGTGTACATTGACCAGTTGAAGTTCATTGAGTCGTCTGTGAAGGTCCGGGCAGACATGCGCTTCCGAGAGATTGAATACATCAACGAAGACCTTAAGGACGCCTGCTCGGAATTTCCGATCTATGTTGCAGCGCAGTTCAATCGGGAGGCGGCCAATTTGACAGAAATGGCAGACCTTTCAAAGATCGGCCTCTCCGACTCAATTGGTCAAACCGCCGATGTTATCCTTGGTCTTCACCAGACCGAAGACATGAGAAAATCTCGCGTTCTTCAATTGGGCGTGATTGAAGCACGCTCCTATGAAAGCAAAAAATGGGAGATGGTGGTGGAGTTGTCTCAGAACTCTAATTTTAGGGTGACTGGGCAGGCGTGAAAACCATTAGCGAAAGGATGAAGGCCCTCAAGAAGTCTCTTGATATTGACCTTTTGGAAGACGCGCTTGGTATCGAGGTGTCCAACAGTGTTGGGGATGAGGATATGTGCAGTTGTCCCCTTCCCTCACATGAGGGCGTTGATTCTAATCCCAGTTTTTCTATAAACAGATCAAAACTTGTTTATAATTGTTTTACGTGTGGTGTGGGCGGTAACATAATAGATTTAGTTGCAAGAATTCTTGATCTTGATTATGAAGATGCTTATAAGTTTTGTCGCAACCATAAAGATAACACACTTGGAAAAGATGATCCGTTTGCCTACGGTAGACAGTTGCAACAGATATTCGACTCTCAAAAAGAGTCAAAAATATCCAAACCAATGCCAAGATATAGCAGGTCAATATTAAATGATTGGCTTGAAAACTACTGTGAGTACTTAGAACATCGGGGAATCAATCAAGATTCTCAAGATAAGTTTATGCTCGGATTTGATCCGCAGCACACAAGAGCAGATTACACGGGTCCCGCAGTCATAATTCCACATTTCTTTGAAAACAATCTCGTTGGCTATCAGGAGCGTTGGACAGACGACGACAGACCCAAGAACATACCGAAGTACACCAATTCAAAAAACTTCCCTAAGGCAGAAACTCTCTTTGCTTTCGATTCCGCGATCAAGGGCAATAATTCTCCAGTCATTGTTGTGGAAAGCGCGCTTACTGCGGTTTATCTTGATCAGTTGGGATACCCGTCCGTTGCCACGTTTGGGGCATCAGTCTCCGACGAACAGATAAGGCTGTTGCGTTCTTTCTCATGGGGTGTTACACTTTCATTTGATAACGATGCTGCCGGTCGGCAAGCCTGTGGTATGCTCTGCGATAGGCTCCATAAAACAATCCCTATTCACATTACGGAGGAGTTTGGAGAACACAAACAGGACCTGAACGACCTTTCAAAAAATGAGGTCGAGAAGGTCATAACCAATGCAAAACCGTGGTTTATGAAAGGAGTATAGAGTGGGATTTCAGAAGTTTCAAAAATCAGAAGAAGTAGAAAACGTAACAGAAGAAGTAAAAGTCCATCTCGAAAAGACAGCCAAGTCTTCGGTGTCTGAGATGAGCGAAGAAGAAAAAAAAGAACTCAACAAGGATCTAAACAAGGAGAACGAAAATGCCTAATTTCAGAAAAGGGAGCGCAGCCATTCTGGCCAATCCCCAGAGATCGGCGGCCGCAAATAATGACGGCAACCCCCGCCCACAGTTTGTTCAGTGGGAGCAAGAAGAAAAGAAGTTCATCCAGTTCATCACTCCGCTGGAAGATATTCCGCGTGTGAAGATGCATCAGTTCATCATCACCGGTCAGCGCGATGATGGCTCCTTCATCTACAACGACTTTGTGTCTCGTCGTGACGCGGCGCTTGATGGCCCGGACGGCTACGACCCTATTTGGACGCGTTTTGATACACAGCCGCGTGATCGCTGTGTCGCTGCCGCCGCTGCCCTTGAGCCTATCCGCGGTTCCGGTAATAAGATCGAGGGTTGGGAAATTGCGGCAAAGACTAATCGCCGCGGTGAGTCCACCCCAGAGGTGGGCCTTATCATTCAGCATCCCGCCAACTTCTTTTCGTGGCTCGCTACCTATGAGAGTGACACCGGCAACGCCATTCAGGACCGGGTCTTTACAGTTACTCGTCGTGGCGAAGGCATCAATACCCGCTATGACTTTATTGCTACGGACTTCCCGTCGTTTGATGCGGGAGAACTTGCTGATCTTTCTCCGAACATTGACGAGTATCTTTCCTATCTGTCGGATGAGAATCGTGTCCGTTCTTTGATTGATCCGCTGCCCGACAACGCAAAGATCTCGCGCTTTGGACCCGTTAAGGCCAAGGCTCCTGCCGAAGAGGAGTCTGCCCCGTGGGTTGACGATGAGACCCCGAAGAATACGCGCTTTGCCGCTCTTCGTGCAAAGATCGAAGAAGTCAACGAGTAGATAAACAATTTGGGGCGAGAGCGGCTTGTTCTCCTTCTACGAAACTGGTTACTTTCCGTTCTCGCCCCAATCTATTTAAAGAGGAACAATGAGCCCATTCAACATGGAATGGAACGGCGAACGTTTTCGGTGTTACGTCGATGGCAAGAACGGCAAGCGGCTACGCATCTCTCTGCTTCAAGAGGAAATAGTTATTGAACTTCTTGACGGAGAAAATACAGTTGCATCAGAGAAAGCAACGTATGAGGATATTGAAACGTCTTTGGAGCCGTAATGGCCGTTCCAATCCACAACCACAGCGAATTCAGCGCTCTAGACGGTTTCTCCACCGTTTCTGAGATCGCAAATCGAGTCCAAGAGATCGGTGCTCCCGGTGCGTTTATAACAGACCACGGCGTAATTGCCGGTTGGCGCCCCTTCCAGAAAGAGATGCGCAGCAAGGGTCTTATTCCCGGTTTTGGCATTGAGGCCTATCAGGCCGCCGTGCATCGCTCGGCTAGACCCGAAGATAAAAAGAAAAGCAGAGACCAACACCACCTAGTTCTTCTAGCCCAGAACAGCAAGGGTGTTGAAAATCTCATGCGTATTAATGACGAGGCCAACAGAACCGGCTTCTATTTTGTTCCCCGTACCGACTGGGAAATCTTAGAGAAGTACAGTGAGGGCGTTATTGCAACGTCCGCATGTCTTTCTGGTCTAGTATCAAAGGGAATAAATAATGACGACAACTCTGATCTTTATCGCTATCTCGATATTTTTGGCGACAATTTCTATATTGAACTTCATACTTATGACGATCCTTATCAAAGAGAAATAAATAAAGAACTGGCAAGAATATCGCGGGAACATGGCGTACCGATGGTTTACGCCAACGACGCCCACTACGCATGTTCTTCTGATTACACTCATCACGAGGTAATGCTATGCATGCAGACCGGAGCAAAGATCACAGACGAGAAGAGGATGTCCCATCCCCCATGTCTTTACATCATGGACGAGAATGATGTTCGAGAGAGTCTGTCCTATCTATCTTCATCTGATGTCGATCTTGCCATCTCGGAGTCATATGAGATTCTTGAGAAGTGCAAAGATGCTTATTTGCCTGAACCGCGCATGCATTTGCCTGTATATGTCCCAAGAGAGGCGACACTCGATAAATCGAATGATCATACGATAATTCGTCTTGTGGAGGAGGGATTGAATGAGCGTTTCAATGAGATCACTCCAGAGGTTGAAGACCGTGCCGCATACGAACTTGAAACCGTTATCGATGCTGGGCTTGCTGACTACTTCCTTATTACGGCAGATTTTTGTAAGTGGGCTGACGACAGCGGCATTGAGCGGGGACCGGGACGCGGTTCAGTTGGAGGATCGCTTATTGCGTACGCGCTTGGCATCACGGACGTTGATCCGCTGAAATATAACCTTTACTTTGAGCGCTTTTACAACGCCGGTCGTGATGAAGGCCTTCCGGATATTGATATTGACTTTGAGCCAGAACGCCGCACAGAGATCGACGACTATTTGAGAAGCCGCTACGGGACGAACCAAGTCATCCCGGTCGGCAACCACATTCGTATGAAGCCCAAGATGACGATTGATCGCGTTTCAAAAGCACTCGGCGTTCCATTTGGAGACGCAGAGGCGATCAAGAAGATCATTGATGCGATTCCAGACATTGGTATTATATCTGCCGATCAAATTGGCTGGGAGCCAAGCACCGATGTAAAGATCTCAGTTTTTGGAGACGCTGAGGCTGCCGAAAAACTTCAGCCGTATGTTGAAAAACATCCAGAACTTTTTGAACACGCAAAAGCAATTGGCGGAAGGCTTGTCACCTATGGTGTCCACGCTTCGGCAATCATTATTTCTGACGTAGACATCCGTGGTGTTCTTCCAACGATGTTGAGAACGTCAGATGATGGATCCAAGGGCAAGAAGGTTTTGGCAACCCAGGTTGATATGCGTGAAGTCGAGGCCTGTGGTTTTCCAAAGTTTGATCGTCTTGGTCTTCGCAACCTCAGTACCCTCAAGTCTGTTATTAATCTGACTGGTGGCGACTGGTCCTATAAGACCCTTGACTGGGACAACATGCCTAACGACTTCTGGGAATTGATTGAGCGTGGTCTAACCCTTGGTCTTTTCCAAGTCGAGGACGGTAATGCCAAACGGATCGGCAAGAAGTTAAAGCCACGGTCTATCGAGGATCTTGCCGCAATTGTGGCGCTAAACCGTCCGGGTCCTCTTCGTTCCGGTGTTGTTGATCGATTTATTGACCGCCGCAGTGGAGTCGAGGAAGTTGTTTATCTACACCCCATCCTTGAGCCAATTCTTGGCGAAACATACGGAGACTTTCTTTACCAAGAACAGGTCATTGCCTACTTCCGTGCCATCGGTTACGATATGAAAGAGGCCGACGGCATTCGTAAAATGCTCGGCAAGAAACTCGTTATTGAGATGGAGAACGAGTATCCCCGCTACCTTAGCCGTGCATCTGAGTTCATGTCAGAAAACGATGCAAAGCGAATTTGGGATCTTATTGTGGACTTCTCAAAGTACTCGTTCAACAAATCCCACGCAGTGGCCTATGCAATCATTCTCGCTCGTACAATGTACGCAAAATGGAAACATCCTGTTGAGTTTATAATGGCCTCCATTCAGACAAACTCAGCGGATGTGGGTTCCTACATTCGTGAAGCCGGTCTTATGGGGATTAAGATCAATACGCCGGACATCAACATGTCCAATGTGGAGATCTCTGAAAAAGACGGGGAGATCTGGTTTGGTCTGAAGAACATTAAATGGATCGGAGAAGAGGCAGCGAAATGGGTCGTCGAGAACAGGCCGTTCGCAAATTGCGAACAGTTCCGTTCCAAGCATGCTGAACTTCAAAAGCAGTGGGAGACGGATAAGAAGGGCAAATCTTCGCGCCAACTGCTTCGTTCAAGCCAGATAGATGCTCTTGTCGAAGCGGGTGCGTTCGATTCAACAGATCCTAGGGGGTATGATCCTCGGGAAGAAGCAGAGCGTCAAAAAGAACTTCTTGGTTTTGCAATTATTGATCCAAACTTTGATATAATCAAGAAAAATAGAGAGCGCCTCGATTCCCTTCCATCCTATAACGAACTTGATTCTATGCTCGGCCAGACCATCAGCATTCCTGGTGTTATCGTTGAGGTTAAAGAAATCAAAACAAAAAAAGGCACAAGCATGGGTCGCGTAAAGATCGAATGGAGCGGCAGCGAAGCAGAGTTCGCAGTCTTTGGACCCTCCCAATGGAACAACGACAATAAATGGGAAGAGTACAGGAACTGGCTTCTAAAACCGATGACCCTCGGTATCTGGAATGTTAAGATCGGTGAGCGTGGGCTCGTTCTACAAAACGGAGAGAAACTAAGTTGATGGCAACAGAACAAGACTCACAAGATATTGCAAAGAAATTATCGAGCGCTGCTGGTATCAAGGGCGTTGTTACAACCGCCAACGAAAGCCTTGGCTACGATGTGGTCCCGACTGGCTGCCTCTCCCTTGATCTTCATTTGGGTACGGGAGGCTGGCCGACCCGCAGATTGGTCGGCGTCTTTGGCCCGCGTGATGTGGGAAAGTCTGTTCTTGCTTTAAACGGAATTGCCAACGCCCAAAAGATGGGAATGACCTGCGGATGGGTCGCCGTTGAGCCGGACTTCAGTAAAGAGTGGGCTGAAATGCATGGCGTCGACACAAGCAAACTTGTTCTGTTTCATCCCGAAAGTGGAGAAGACGCCATTAAAGGTGCTCTCTACATGTTGGACAACGGTGTGCGTTTCCTGGTCTTTGATTCGATTGGCGCTTTGGCCCATGCAAGTGAACTTGATGCCAAGGACGGCAAGCCCCGTCAGGGCGGTCAGGCCAACCTTATCAGTTTCGCAGTGAAGGCAATGACTCCGCGTGCCTACGCAAAGAACGCCTGCATTATTCTTCTTAATCAGGTTCGTGCCGTAATGAGCGCAACCGTCGCTGGTGTCTACTCTCAGCCGGGTGGAAACGCCCTAGAGCATCACGAGCAAATCATTCTTCAACTTCGCAAAGGCGATTCTAAAGGTGACCGTTTCTACGACCCTGTGACACAAGAAATTGTGGAGAAAGGCAAGGAGGGTTCAATTCAAGTCTCTCACGAGGTCCGAATCATCACTCAGAGAAACAAGGTGGCCGTAGGCGGAAAAAGGGAAACCAGATACGATTTTTACAATACACCCGTTGAAGGACTCCCATTTGGTATTGACAGAGAGGGTGACCTTCTTTCAGTTGCCCTGCGTCTCAACATTGTTGAAAACAACCGCGGTTGGTTTAAATACGACGGCAAAAGTTTTCGCGAACGTGAAATTGCTGAACTTCTTTATGCGGATAAATATGATGAGATCAAAGACATTGCTTATGAAAGGTTTGGCATTGGCCAACCGAAAACTAATTAAAGAGCATTCCATCGCTCAAGAAGAGTTTATTGCAAAGGCGACAGACGGTAAGCGTTCTCCGTCGTCCGGGGCGTCCCCCTATGACGATGGCGATGTCGAAAACGACATGTTTATAATTGAGTGTAAGTTATGTGGAAATCCGGATAAATCTGCAAAGAGTATTAGTTTAAAACTGATCGACTTTGAGAAGGTTTTTGATGAAGCGTCTCTTAATCGAAAGACCCCAATGATGACTCTTCGTATTTATAACCCTGAGTCGGTTTTAGCCGACCACAAGGGGAATGTTGATTTTGTTTGTGTCCGTCTAAAAGATTGGAAAAATCTAATTGGCTAGTTTCATTAAGGATCTCGCAAAGAAAGAAATCCTTGTCCCACATATCAACAACTATCTAGCGCAAGCGGATTTTCCTAAAACGTTTGATATCGCAATACCAACACATAAAGAGCCTGACGATGCTTTTCACCCTTCCGGCGATTGCACTCCTTGCGAGTGCGAACTTTATGCGAAATTTACAGGCGTTTCTGAGAAGCAGGAACTAACCGCCACCAGTCACAAGAACTTCTTTGTCGGCCATTTCTGGCACGGCCTGCTTCAGGATATTCTTTGCGACCGTCTTGGGTTCTGTGAAAAGGACGATGTAGAAAAGGAACTTCGTTTTCAAGATCCAAAATGGTGGGCAAGGGGGTTTGCTGATATTGCGAAGTGTGACATCCCGGGTAAGGGATCTTACCTTATTGACTTCAAGACGATGAACACTTTTAGTTATCAGAAGCCAAATGAAAACCTACTTGCCAAGTGGCGTTTGCAAGTTGCATGTTATATGGCTTGGGATAATCGTGTAGAATCTGCTATAATTATTGGAATACAAAAAGATACACCGCATGAGTTTAAGGAATTTGTATTCCAGAGAGATGACTCCATTCTCGAACCAATTTACGAGAAGTGGACAAATGTTTCTAATGCAATAAAGAATGAGACTCAGGTGGTGTGTTCGAAATGCACCTAAATGTCAAAACGAATTAAAATATTTGGTATAGATCCCGGCGCAAAGAGATGCGGCTACTCCGTAATCTCTGTTGACCTGGAGTTTAGCAACCACGAATATATTACTTCGGGTATTTTTGGTCTCTCTCGAAACGATGAAGAGATGGAGACCTACAGTGGATATAAAAAACGATTAATAAAGAATGCAATAGATAGTTTCCAGGATCTGCTTGATGAGCACGAGCCGGATATCGCAGTGTTCGAGTTTTTGCCAGTATCTAATGTGGGAGCCGCCGCCGGTCAACGGCTCCTTGCTTTTGCCGTTGCAACAGTTGGACAAGCAATGTGTGATTTAAATGCTGTCCCCTGGAATGAAATAACGGCTTCAACCGTTAAAAAGATATTGACCGATTCAGGTGTTGCAACAAAAGTTAAAGTTAAAAATAGCGTTATTGAAATATTCCCACAACTAAAAGAAAAGAAATATCTCGCAGATGAGACTGATGCGATAGCGGTGCCAATAGCATGGACGAAAAGAAAAAACACAGAGCGTTAAGAGAAGCCGTCAGGCATTATAGAGAATTGCAGGAACTCTTCACTGGCAAGGGGGTTCTAGTGATATCTCATGATGGAATTGACATATGTTTTATGGATTTATCGGGTGCGCTTGAAAGACTGTCCCCAAGAAAAAAAGAAGCAATTTATTATAATGTCATTTGCGACATGAAACAAAAGGATGTCGCAAAGATTATGGGAATTACCACGGTATCAGTCGGTCAATATGTAGAGTCGGGATTTGCTCAGGTCGCAAAAGAGTATTTCTCGGATCAGATTCAAACTCCAAAAAAGAAGAGAAAATCAGTTGACTGACTTCATAGATGACGAAGAAATCTTAGAAGACGAAGAGTATTATGGGTCGGATGAAGAGATTGTCCCTAAGAAAAGGGGGAAAAAAATAGTCGTCGATCTTGGCAAAGAGGAGGAAGAAAATAATCTTGTTTTATATTCAGAAGAAAGATATAGTTCTTTTGAATTAGAAGAGATGGCTACTGAAATATTGAAAGCAAATGCAAGATCAATTGATCCGGAGACCGGCAAACCAAATGGTCTAGGAGACATTCTTTTTGAAGAGCATCTGTATTCTAGAAGAAGAAGAGAAATCTACAACATGAACGGTACGCCCGATCCATCGATTAACGAGGGAATGTTCTGGCGAACGCACCCACAGGGCAGAAAAGTTAATAGCGATGAGCAAAGAAAAAAACACGGCGCTAGTTTTTATAGGTAGAAATTATGGGTAGATTTGACGGACCAAAAGACAGTGGTGGTGGGGGCGGTAGAGCAACAGTACCTATTCCCAAGATGGAGATAAACGAGCCCCGCTGTTCTGTTTGTAAATCACAATTTAGAAGAACTATTGATCAACTTCTTGTTATGGGTGTTGCATTTGCCGAGATCTCAAGACAGTTTGAAGTCGAGGGTATCACACGAAGAGCGCTGTCTAACCACAAGCGCAAACATCTCAGTGTTGAACAGGCGGCAATCCGCAGGGTTATTGAAGAAAAAGCGCGACAAATTGGCGAAGATGTTGAAAACACTAGCCGTCTTCTTTTAACTCGAAAGAGTTATATGGAGATTGCCATGATGAAGTCCTATCAGGCAATTCTGGATGGGACTATTGTTCCCGAGCCCAGAGACATTGTCCAGATGATTTCTCTTATGGAGAAAATGGAAAAGGACACTGCGGCTACGCAAGTGGACGAGATGATGCGCGATTTCAACGCATTCACTCAGGCCGTTAAAGAGGTTGTTGGCCAAGAGCAGTATGATAAAGTCCTATATAACTTTAAAAGAATTTTAGAACAGGAAAAAATGGTTGCGGAAAGATTTTTCGATAGCCCGCAAGTAATTGAGTCCCTACCTACGAGTCAACCAATAGATCTTTTGGTTGAGGAAAAAGAAGAGGAAGAGGAAGAAGAGTAATGGATATCTCTGAACTATATGATTATGAACTAATGAAGGTCGGTAAAATTGCAAAAGAACTTGCAGCCGATTTTTCTAAAAAAACAAACAATCAGATGAACCTTGCCGAAATGGCAAAGAAGGCCGAAGACCGTTTCCAGGCTATCGGATTGAAGGTTCATGTTGACCTTGCTCCGGTTTTGTTCTTTCAGCCACCCTGCATCGAAATTATGGGCCGCATCGATACAACAGAGAATGCCAAGCAGGAGTTCGATCACGATAAAAAGAGGTGGGAAGTGCTCAGTGGCAATGATCGTGGCGAGAAATATCGCGGCGAAAAAGAAAAGTACAATAGTTAATGTCTGTACTTGCAGAACAGGTGCTCAGACAATTCGACAATAAAAAAATCAGCATTGTCGAGTTTGCAGAGAGTGATCAGTTCTGCAATAAACCGTTGTATCCACGACAAAGAGTTTTTCTTAAGACGGTTTTTCTTGAAGAACTTGAGGGTTGGGAAGAAGACATTCTTAATGATTGGCTTTCTCCCAGTGGTGAGACGAGAATATCTCCGAAGGTAAGAGAACAAACACAATGGTTAAGAGAGAATGGCTATAACAATTTTCCGGAAGTCCAGTTGGTTGGTGGTCGTCGCTCCTCTAAGGGCTATATCACGTCTCTTGCCGTAGGCAAGAAAATGTTTGAAACTTGGAAGTTGGGGGATCCGGGTCGCTATTACAATATTGACCCAGATAAAGAAATCTACTTCATGTGCCTGGCCACTGCCCTTCAGCAAGCAAAGGCATATCAATATGCTGATCTTGTGTCGGCTATCACTCGTTGCCGCTATCTTCAGCCACATATTGGGAAGGTGCAAGAAGAAACCTTCACCCTTAAAACTTCGGCGGATGAGCATTATCTTGCACAGATGAGAACAAAAGGGATGAAGATTGGTAGGGATTTTGCCAAACTCCGTGGTGTTCCAAAATCCGCAAACGCTGACTCTATCCGCGGTTCAGCCACCATGGTTATTGTTTTCGACGAGGCCGCGTTCATGACCTCGACTGAGGGCAACTCGTCTTCGCTGGAGCAGTGTTACTACGCAGCAGAGCCCTCCCTCGCCCAGTTCGGAAAAGATGGGATGATCTTTCTGAACTCCTCCCCGTACACCAAGATCGGGTTTTTCTATGACCGATTTGTTCAAAGCCACGAGGTCGTTGACAACAATGCAAAATTTCCCACGCTTTTAAGTTTTCAGTTTCCCTCGTGGGAATTTTACAGGGGTTACGACAAGGATCCCCATAGGCGTTTCAAAAACGCTATCATGGTTTCGCCAGATCTAAACCTTGAGGAACTCAGTTCTAGCGATAGAGACAAGGCTCGCGAAGCCCAACTTTCCGAAAAGGCCAACCCAGATAAGTTCAAGGTCGAGAGGCGCGGACAGTGGGCCGAGGTTGTTGACTCTTACCTCAATCCAGATGTTGTTGATCGTGCATTTGTATCCGAGTATCAGGGCAGCCCGGTTCAAATGACAACAAGCGGAACATATAAGCATAGATATTTTGCTCATTGTGACCCCTCGTCCACAACCGCCGGTTTCGGTTTTGCCATCGGTCATCTTGAAGAGTTTATGGATGAGGAAAAACAAATTACTCCGCATGTGGTTTTCGATTTGGTTAAGAGATGGAATCCAAAAGATTTCCCAGGCGAAACTATCAACTACGAAATCGTTTTAGAGGAGATTGTTAAATGGGCACAAGTCTTTTCTTTTGTTGAACTGAGTTTTGATCAATACTATTCAAACGTTCTTATTCAAACAATGAGAACAAAATTAATTGATAAAAGAATAAACACCAGGGTTATGGAGAAAACTGCCACTGCAAGCGGAAACATGAACAAATATGAGGCTTTGAAAACCGCGCTTAACCTGAATCTTGTACACATACCCATTAATTGTCCAGAGTCTGAGTACGCAAAACTAGAAATGAAGTTCTTACAAATCAGAAACGGAAGGGTTGACAAGCAGGATCTTGGCCCAGTTCAGACAAAAGACATATCTGACTGTATTGCCGAGGTGACATCAACAATTCTTGGTGGCAGTTCTGCACAAATCGCTGGTTTGAAGTCCCCTTTGAGATATGCATCGCAGGGTGGATATGGAATGGGAATGGATCGAAGTTTTGAAGATTACTATAGAGACGCTAAGAAGATTGAGCCGTCGTCAGCCAGATCCATGGATCGCCGTAAAAGATCCAGAGGCAGATAATACTTATATGCTGTTTGCCGCTAATCTTAATGTATAGGTTATATTACTTTGATCATGCCAAATAAAACTTCAAAATGGAACGTGGTCGCTGCAGATGACGTTCTTGAGATCGATAGCAGAAATCCCGCTGCACAAGCAACTTCTGTCCCCGATGAAATTGCTGCAGCAGCAGCCGGAGACAACGCGCTTAAAGGTCCCGATCAAGAGCATGCCGACAGAGCCATTGGCGCTGCTCTTAAACCGGTTATTGACATGTATAAAAATCAAGGTAAAAACCCGGGTGAGGATCAAGCGGCGATGCTCACATTGGCGCAAATGGTTCAGCAAAACTTTGGGGGATCGGTAGAGGAGGCGCTTCAGAAAGTCAAAGAGGCTCTTGATCTTCCCGAGGTCGGCGGAGCAAGAGTATCCGAACCCGCTGAAGAGGGTTCTAATCTTCACGATGAGTCGCAAAACGTTTCAACAGAAAGCGTTATGTCCCCAACAACGGGTCTGGGCGAAACTAGCCCATCCTCAACACAATTTCAAATGGGTGCTTCCTTGGATAGAATCGCTGAGTACAGGGGTAAGCATAAGAAAAATAAAACCAAAAAACATCTCAAGGGTGAGGGTCCCAAGGCCGACAAGGCCAATGAGGTTTATCACGCGATAATGCGAGACAGAGACGGAAAGGGCGAGCCAACCAAAGAGGAGCAAGCATCCGCTGCAGCGATTGCTTGGTCACAGGCAGAAAAAACTATGAAGAAAAAAGCATATTTCCGCGGTGCGGAGGCAAATATAATTGATTCATATCGTGGCATGTGGGGCGAGGAACTCGTCCGCATCTCCGTTGACAATACGGTGGTTGACGTTCCAAGAGAAACTATTGAGTTTGTTTCAACAGAGGTCATTGATCCCGTCGCCGAACTCAAAAAGTTTTTTTCGGCAATCCCAGAAGAGGCTGACACAAGGTCACAGATTCTTGCAAATATCCAAAATCTCAAAACCGCAAAAGATATTGCATATAGATTAATTGTGAGTGGTAATGACAACCTCTCCGTCACGGAGGAAGCAACAATTGACTCTTTCCACGTCTCTTGCGAAACCAGAATCTCTAATCTTGAAAACGACTTGTTAAACTTTTCAAGCGGACATGACGAAGAATATGTAAATTCTCTTCCTAAATATGAAATTGGACAAGAGATCTTTGCCTCCAGTTTCAGTAGAGAGGGCGACGGTTGGATGGACGAGGTCATTGAGAAGATGGCCGCAGAGGCAGAAGAGATCGATATTGACAAACTTGCCAATGAGGATCCGCTAATTTTTGTTGCCAGCCTGTCCAAAGAAGTTATCGCGAATGCTTCGGCCGTCCAGAACATGGCGATGGAAAGAGTTCTTGAGGCCGCCGGTCCGCTCGACGAAGAAACAAAACAACAGGTTGTCTCGACATACATTGAAAAAACAGAAACGGCTAGAAGAAAAGCGCTCGCAAGCATGAAGCAAAGCGCGGCGGAAGAGGTTGATATCCAACAGAAAACCGCAAACTCTATGCCAGACGAAGGACTATTCCTATGAGTGACATGTTTGAATACCTAGAGGCACAAGCCCAGGAAGAAAATATTCCGTTTAAGAATGCTGCAATCGTTTCTATTGATCGTGCTGAAAGACGTTTTTCGTCTTTTCTCTCTGCCGCACAGGGTGATAAAGAGTTTCAGTCTCGTCTTGCTCTTATCTCTGACGAGATTCAAAAGATTGCAGACGACGTTTGTGATGAGCAGGGCTATGAAGATGCCCAGCATGTCGCAAAACTTGTTGTCGGCCAACTAGAACTTCTTTCCGCCCGTAACTCAGACTCTTCTGATACAGACGGTCTTGGTAATATTGAACGCCAAACCCTTAAACCAATGGATCCAAGCGGATACTACACAGATCCCACCGTTGCGCTTAACCCCGGTTCTGCTGGCGACAACATGAAGAACACGAACCCGTCGATTCCAGAACTCAAGCCCTTTGATCATCAGCATCCTGACGATCTGAGTTACCCGAATGATGGTGCGCTTCCCAAAGCCAACCTGGTTGACGCCGATAAGCCGATGCAGCCCGCTGATCACCATGGTGACAGCACTATGACCTTCCCCAACAAGGGCCAGGCCGATCCAGTTACGTCGTCAAAAAAAAAATCTGAAGCCATAAGCCCGGCTGAGGTCTCTGGTAGAGAACCCATGGGGATTGACTGGTCTGGTTTTGGTCAAAACATAAAGAAAATGCTTCAGCCGGGAAGTCCAGAACATCAGGACGCGCTTCAGCAAGCCAAAAATGCTTTTGCTGAGGGAATGGATTTACCCTCTGTCAGAAGCAAATTCCCAGACCTTGGCATGGATGAGCCCGCGCTTCGTAAACTCCAACAGGAAGCGCTGGGGGAGGCCCAGTCAGAGAAGATCAGAGGCATGCAGTGGGCCAATGACTTTGGTGGATTCAATTCTTCTATCAAAGAAGCGGCTGAAAGAATGGACTTCAACTCTATTTCTGAGATGATGACGCCTTCAGAGGCGGTCAGCCATCTTAGAGAGTCTGGCATGGAAGAGCATGAGGCCAGCGATCGTATTTACTGGTATGTCAATCATGTAAACCCCGGTTGGGCCAACAAGAATTGGACTGCAGCCGCAGAAGACGGCGAACCGGATGCTGGTGGCGATACAACACCAGATCTTATCCCAGAAGAAGAATACACTCCTGCGGATCAGATGACATACGATCGGGCCGTTGCAAATGTTGAACAAACAAACATAAATGTGCCCCCGGATCAGCAGGGAACGGTTGTTGGTCTTACAAGAGACAAGAGAAGCCCTTACATTGTCTATGGGCCCCAAGAGGGCAAGCCCTCAAAGCCTTCTTCGCAATATCAAGGTCTTTACCACGGAGCCCCCAAAATGCAAGAAGATGAAGTTATGGGCGGTTGGGATGGCGAACTACCCGAATGGGTGGATATCGACAAACCATACAAAAGACCAGGTCGCGACGTATAATAAACTGCTAATTGTCTAGTTCAACTCCTGCGATTTGTATAGTTCGCACATGTCCTACGTCCGCCGGAAGCGTAATCTCTCCGCCCTAACCACCATTTCAAGGCAGATCGTGGTATAATCAAACCAAGCCTGTTGATTTGGATTGTGAGTCAAAGATTAAATGGAAAAGAAAATCCGTACATCCAACCTAGACAAGGAACTAACGAGGCTCAAAAGCCAGAATCTCGTTCTTCCTAAGAATCCCATGCGGGCTCTTCAAACGGTTCAAGACATGTATGGTATGGCAAAATCAGGATCTCTGAAACAAGATCTTACCCGTATTGACAGCGGGGACAACGACGCTCAACTGAAGGTTATTCGTGAGAACACGCGTCTTGCGCGTGCTGTTCGTGGTTCTCGTATGCAGAAGACGGGCTCCTCGGGAGATGTCTTCTCTGCTATTCCTCGTTTCTATGACCCAATGGAGTACTGGGATCTTTCCGGTCTCCCGTGGAACATGGCCGACGAGGGTCATCGTCATAAACTGCACAAATGGATGCGCCTTTACTATATGACGCACTATCTTGTGCCTATTCTTGTTGATATTTTTACTCGTTTTCCCCTTTCGGGAATGTATTTGAATTCAAAAGATGATAAACTAACTTCTTTTTACGAAGACATCTTCCTTGATCAGTTGAATTACCCAGAATTTCTGGTCTCTCTCGGGCGCGAATACTGGACCATTGGTGAGGCGTTCCCGCTTGCGTCCTTCAATGAGCATCTTGGCACATGGGAGCGCGAAGAACTCATTAACCCAGAAGACGTAATCATTGAGAACTATCCGCTGCTTGGCACCAAGCAGATGAAGATCGTTCCCCCAGAGTACCTCAAGCGCTTGGCCCGCACAAAGCAGCCAAACGACGAGTACAAGATGCTTGTCCAGCACTATGGGGATCTTATCCCGTATTTGGAACGTAGTGAAGCATTCCCAGTTTCTGATGTTCTTATGAAGCAGATCGCATTCAAGGCAAACCCATGGGACGATCACGGCACGCCTATCTTGCTTCGTGGCCTTCGTACGCTCATCCACGAAGAGAAACTCCTTGCCTCGCAAGATGCGATTGCAGAGCGTCTTTATTCACCGCTTATTCTTGCAAAACTTGGCGCAACAGACTTGGGCGACGGTCAAGGACCATGGATCCCCGGTCCTGAGGATCTTGAGTCGTTCCGCGACGATATGGATTTTGCGTTGTCTTCTGACTTCCGCCTACTCGTCAATCATTTTGCCCTTGACATTCAAAACGTCTTTGGTCGTGAGCAGATGCCGGATCTGTGGAGCGATTTTGATCGCATTGAGCGCCGTCTCATGCAGGTCTTTGGTATCAACCCATCCCTTCTTGGTGGCGGCGCCAACTCGCAGCCCTATGCGTCATCCGCTCTACAGGCTGAGTTCATGAACCAGATGCTTCGCACATATCAGGACTACCTCAAGCAGCACTATCGTGAAAGAGCGATGGTTATTGCTGAGGCTCATGAACATTATGATTATGAGAAAAAGGGCCAGACTAGAGTGCCAATATATGAAGAGGTCATTATTCCTGATCCTGAGGCAAAGGAAGGTTTCCGCATAGAGAAGCGCCCGAAACTCCTCATCCCAGAGATGGAAATGGCTGTCCTCGATATGCGAGACGAGGCAACCGAGCGTCAGTTCCTTCAGACACTCAAATCCATGGGCGTGCCAATTGCCGATAAGCACATGATGGTTGGCGTGAACTTTGACTTTAAGGAAACCCTGGATCGTATGCAAAAGGAGATGGTCATGAAGACCATCGCTGCGCAAGATGCAAAGATGGAGTCTTACAAGATTCTGAAGACAAAGGGTCTACCGATCCCCCCAGGCCTCCTAGAGGAGATCCAGGCAATGGGCCTTGAAGGAGGTCCAGGAGGCGGCGTGGGAGCCCCACCGGCCCCCGCAGGGGGCCTTATGGGCGCCCCAGGCCCCGGTGGCATGATGGACCCGATGCTTATGCCCCCACCCCCAGGCGGCGGCCTAGGCCCCGGCAACATGGGAGAAGCAACACCAATGGGCGGTCCTCCGCCTGCCGGTCCTATAAGTCCAGAAATGGGACCAGTTCCTGAAATCAGCAATGAGCGAAGACCAGGGTTACAGTATAATCGACAAAGTTCTAAAAAAAATGTTGAATATGAGTTGCAACCCGACGGCAAGTCTGCTATAAAAAAAGCGACAACTGCTAAAAGACGTCCTCGCCACATCAAACTGATTCAGGAAGACAATGAATAGAGAAATTCTCGATTACTGTTTAGAAAAAAAGCCAAAGTACTCCACCACCCCCTCGTGGCAGGAATTGGCCGATCAAATTGAAACAGACTTTGGGGTCACTATTGACTCTATCGCTGGCCTTCGTTCTAGGGTTGCCGAGTATCGCAGCCTAAAAAACAGACAGGGGCGTTTTGTCCCCGGCTGCGGATTCATTGTCCCGGACGCAACCAAGTGGGGCGATGGCACCGCTCCCCTTGTTGACGTTACGACCAATGATTTATTCGAAACTGTTGTTTCTATTTCGGATATTCATTTCCCTTACCACAACAAGACGCTGATTGAATCGACTCTTCTGCTTATGCAGGACATCAATCCTCATGTTGTCGTTATTAACGGAGACGTTAACGACTTTTTCCAGTTGTCTCGGTTCAATCAAGGACTTGAGCGCCTTGATGAATTGCAGGAAGAGATTGATATGGGAGTTGAGTTCCGTCGTGCTCTTCGCGATATGCTTCCTAACGCTGTGATCAGAGAGAACCTCGGCAACCATGATGAACGGATCCTCTCGTATATCGAGAACAATGCAAGATCTTTGTCTAGCCTTAGGGCGCTTAAGCCGGAGGCTCTCCTCGGTCTTGAAGATCTAGAGATTACGCTCTTTGGACGTGCGGGACATCGCATTCGTCCTGAGTTCGTTTTTGAGCATGGTCATGTTGTTCGTTCCGATGCAGGCGCAAGCGCCAAGGCTCGTCTAACGAACACGTTGATCTCGGGGATGATGGGTCACACTCATCGTATGGCTGAATACCCGAAGTTTGGCTACCGCAACCTGACGTGGTACGAGCAGGGCTGCCTTTGTGCTCGCAATGCCGATTACAAGATCGGTGAGACAAATTGGCAGCCGGGGATTGCCGTTGGGCACTTTTCCACAAAGACAGACAACTACCACGTTGAACTCGTTCGTGCTGTCCATGATGGCTACATCTATGGCGGTAGACATTACGGCAATATCTATGATCAGGAGTTGAATTACGCATGAAAAGTCAAGACCATTACACCTACGTCTCAATTTGGAATATGAACGGCGGCCCCCTACCTAACGGCGTTCGTGAAGCCCTGTCGACGGCTGTTGAAAAGATTGCAGCAGAGACAGATGAGAAGGATAATGTGCGCGTCCTCTGGGCAATGGGTGAAAGAAAGGCAGATTCATAGTGGAACTTAGAGAGGTCACGATCTCTTACCGTGCAAGCGTTAAGGCCAACCTCGGCAACTATGAGTCAGCCGACATTTCTGAAAGCCGCTCTGAAACATGGATGGTCCTAGACGAACCAGATGATCAGGTCAATAAGTTTGTTTCAGAACGCCGTGACGTAATTAAGAAAGAAATTGATACTTATCTAGAGGAGGGCTACGCCGAACTCAAGGGAGGCGAGTCTAATGGATGATATGGTCAATCACCCACCCCACTACGACTTTGGTGCACATGAAACCATCGACGTTATTGAGGCGTGGGGGCTCCCCTACCACCTTGGCAATGTGGTAAAATATGTTTCCCGCGCTAAGCGCAAGGGCAAGGAAATCGAGGACCTTAAAAAGGCCTCCTGGTATCTGGACAGATATATAAAAATGATTGAGAGCAATCACGAAAATTCGAGATTATTTTGAGTGATATTCTTAAACACATAAATAATCCAGATCCTGAGATTGTTCGTATGCGTGAATCGGCTCGTGGACGTGCGGGCGAAGTAAGAAAGACTGGATGTCGTCATCCTATGTCGGCAATCGACTGGGTTGTTGATGATGACAGTTCAATAGGACGCCATAGTCGCCCAACAAACCTATTTGTCTGCAATGCCTGCAACGGCATGTTGCGCCTTGTCGACTTTAACGGAGCCGAGGCTGTAGATGGATGATTTATATGATATGTTTGGAGAGGGAATGTACGAATCAGAAGATTCTTTTGATTTAGAGAACGTTCATCAACTTCCTGTCAACATGGTTCTTCATTTGAAGAGTCGTGAAGAACCGCTTTTTGTTGAGCACGTTTTTTATTTTGAGAGGGAAGACCCAGTCGCGAGCCTTGAAGAACTTATGAACTTCATTGCTACATGGTGGAACGCCGTTACAGAAGACAAGAACGTTAAATTCCTTTTTCTAACCGACCGATTCCACAATAAAAAGGCCGTTCTTGCAGAAGATATTGCTGCGGCATCATTTATTACACCAGAAAAGCCAGAATGGATGCAAAATGGAAAAGACAATCCAGATTCCGATTGATGCAATTGAGGACACTGTGACTATTCTTCATCTCACGATGAGCGCCTACCAAGCGCGAGACGTTGCTGATACGTACGATAATCTTCAACCGGGTGTCTCATACCGGCCCCTGACAAGAGAACTCACTAGGATTCATGAGCGCCTATCGGGATTCCTCAAAGATTACGTTTTTAATGAGTACAACGAGACGGAAGAAGAAGAGCAGAGCAAGGAGGCAAAAGATGCCTGATAGGTATTCGGACCCATTAAATCCCTTCGGGGATCCTTTCAAGATTCAACGTACGCCTAAAGGCGGCATTAAAAAGCCCAGAAAGCATTATCAGGTTCCCGAGCCCAGAGCACTTTACGATTTGCAAACAGATATTCTAAAGGCTCTTTCAATTATGGAGACCGAAGATTACGAGGGTGGCGCCCGCCGTCAAATGCGAAACGCCTACAAAATTATCAATAGATACTTAAGACAATATGCTCAGGGAACCAACGAAGAGCAGGAATTGTTTAGCGATGACAACCTATGAATGGATAAACGATAAAGGAGAAACCGGGACATCAGAAAAATACGATAAGCCACCCAATGGTAAATACAAGTGGAAGAGGGTGTATTCTTTTGGTGTTTCATCAATCAGTGGTGCCGGAGGCTCGCCCAGTCGCCCTCCTTTAAGGGAGAAGAGGCCGTAACCTTAATAGGTGATGGCTTATTCTGAAAAAGAACAGCAAGTTATTGCCTGGAGAAAAGATGTTCTCATTAAGGCGGGTTGGGAACCGGCTATGGCTATTGAAATTGCAGTAAAAACAAACGTAGATCTTCGCGTTGCTGAGTCGGCTATCAAATGCGGCGATTCGCATCAAGCCTTGTACTTATTATCGCTCGTAGACGAGCCAAATAATAAATGAAGAATCGGTATGGACAGGGGGGTGATCTGAGGTCTACTTCTCACAAAGAAGTCTTCGAAACCACAGGGGCCAGAGTACTGGCAAAGACCAGTCCTCACCGTTCTTCATGCCGGTACTCTGGCCTTGCCGCATTCTATTATGCATTTGTGTGCGTACTCTAATTAGTAGAGTGCGCTTTTTATTATGTCAAATATAAATAAAAAATCAGACTTTGGCTGGGGCACAGATGCTTATCCTGCGCAAGAGCCACAAGAGGTGCAGTTCCAGCAGGAACGCGCAGACATGTCCCAGATGCCACCGGTCAGAGATCAGCAATATGCTTGGGTTGTCTCCGGTAAGGACATCCTGGTGGTGTCTGAAGACAAACTAGATGATGCATTTACTGCGCTTGGAATCAAGAGAGATCACCATGGCCCGGTTGCCACCGGAACGGTCAACGTTTCAAACAGGTGGACCACATCTTTTGTCGTCAACGAGTCAAATGTGGATTTGGAATATCTTGACAAGATTTTTCAGCGTTGGGCAAAAAACCCCAAGATGGATTTTGAAGATTTAAATCACAATCTGTTCATTCAATCTGTCCAAAATAAAAACGGCATACCTCTGCCTGTAAAAACCAACTACACAAATAGAAAATTTGCTGCCGATCCTGGTTTTGGGGACGGATTTAAATACCCTTGGAAAAATACAGACGAGAGCCTATACACCGAAATACAAATACAGGACAATGATCGTGGCAAACTGCCGGGTCAAGGTGACCTGAGTAATGGTGGAGAAAAACTTACTGAGGAAACATACCAATGCCCAGGATGTTTGGGCGTGTTTGCTGATGGCATTCAACTTCGCGAACACATGGTTAATTTCCATCGCAAAGATCCGCCTACCGGCTATGAGGAGGAGATTCGTGACAATGACGAGATGTTTTATCCCGACAACGAAGCCTCAAGGTCAAACGGCGAAATGCTCAACATGATGTCGTCGGCAAAAGACGACGAGATTGAGATTGATGGCCCCATTCCCTTTTCTTTTAACCCAGAAAAAAGCCGAATCTATGTCGGTCAGCCAGGGGACGAGAGACCCGAAGTCGACTCTGTAAACATGTTTGGGCTTGCCGAAGGCTATTACACGCCGGATGGGGACATACTCATTGTCACTCAAGCGTTTGCCCCATATTCTATTAAGTACTTTCTAAGGCTGTGGTACGAAATTCATCCCGAACTTAAGGTGAAAAAGGTCTACCTGATTAGAAAACAAAACGGTAGAAAAATCAAAGAGAGGGTTGCAAATGCTTAACCTTCACCAAAAAGCGGCGGCCTGGGATAAAACGCCCAGTACGATGTCTTTTGAGGAGTCCGAGTATGTCACAGATCCCGCTCTTTATGAATCCCTGGATCCGTCTAAGGGTTTTGATTTAGAGAAACTGGGAGCCACTCAACACCTTTCTGAATGGAAGGATGTCGAGCAAAAGGCAAAAAGGATTATTGACTCTGGTGGTGTTGATATCTGGGCAAAAGAGCCTAGAGATCCAAACAATCCGCTCGGCGCTGTTTCCATAAGTGGACAAATAATAGGCGACAACGGCGTGCACAAAGGGGTGGTATTGATACCAAGTCCCGCTGCATCGACAGTTATTTCATGGAACTGTTCTTGCACGTGGGGCGAGTACCGAAGACCCGGACTTCCAAATGTTAATCCGGACTATTACCATGTTTGGGAGAGGTATTCCGGCCGCGTGTGTTCGCACATACTCTCCCTGTACTGGAGGGCCCAAGATTATCGGCAACGCATCGACTTTTCGGATGTCGACCCCGAAATAATGCGAGCCGCAGCACCCGCCCTAACTGAGATGGGGGCCCTTCCGCTGGAGATTGCAAAACAATATGCGGATGATGCGTCTCCAATTGATCCAGCGATATTAGAAGGTCTCGAGCCTGGCGAAACAACTTATCAAGACATCTTGCAAGAAGAAGATAGAGAAAGGCAAAGACTTCTTAGACAGCCGATGGATCTCGATGAAGAATCAATAGCCCTACAAGAGAGAATAGACGAGTCTTTCAATGCAATTCTTGACCCTGAATACCGTGTACAGGATAAATCCAGAGGCATATTTGATACGGATGAAACAGAGACTTATAAAAAAGAAATTAAAGAACTAGAACAGCACATCGTTCCCTGGCAAGAGCAAATCTCTTTAATCGATGGCGTTCTGTTTATGGTCGCTATCAATAATCAAGGCGAACTGCTTGATCAAAAACAACTTCTATCTGAAGATTATATAAACAACATAGAACGTTTTGAATTATATGATAAATCAAAACATGATGGAAAACATATAATACTTCCAAAAAGAATCCTAGAGCATCTTTTAGAAGAAGAAAACGATGCTATAAAAAATAATTTTTTTCAAACAAGCACAAATTTTAGAAAAATTTATTCTCAAATAACAGGTGGAAAAAACTGGGAAAATCTTGATGACAACAGTAGAAAAGAATTTATTAATAGATTAAAAATTATAGTAAAAAATCTGCGGTATTTCTCTAATCATCTGCAGTCTTTGTCTAATCCATTTAAAAAAAATATAGAAGACCGAAGAAAAATAATATATCGTGAGCAAAAAAGAAACGCACTTACCAGGGGCGTGTCCCCAGACTATTATAGACAGTGGTTAACAGAAGCGGAAAAAGAAAAAAGATATTGGCAGTATTACAAGGAGTATACTGGCTCTCAATATCTTGAAAAATTTGAAAGTGATTTTGAGAAAGATCCGATGATGGCTCTTCAAAATTCTTTGGCTGAAAGAATGCGTAACAGAACCCCCATAGAGCAAACAGACCGGGCGGTTCAAGAGCAGACAAAATATCTTTTTGCCCCCAGGGAGGAACCCGAAGAGGACCAAGGATTTTCTCCAGAAGAGGGGCCAAGAACCTCTAATTTCTCATTCATCTCCTCAGAGTTCGACATTAATGACATTACTATTTATTTGCAAAACGAAATAGGTAATGGAGACAAACCGCCAGGTTACGCAAGAAGAGAGATGTGGGGAGAGCAGCGTGCCGGACTATGCCCACACCCAAGCGCGGTTCCTGTAAGCATGCGACCTGACGGAAACTTGATTTACTCCCAAGACGATCTCGGATATCATCCCGAACTAGGTGAGATGGGTCATACCCTCGAAGAGAGGGGAACCTATGGTGCTATTCCTGTCGGCGAAGAGATTAAAATACTTTCTGTTCATCCTAAGGATAGGATGATTCTAATTGAATATGATTTGGGCAACCCATCCCCAAACCATCAGCATATCCATCTTTGGGTTCCAATCAAAGATGTTGATTTAATTTGACAAATTAGAATTAATTTATTATGCTGGTGGCATGAGAAATTCACTCAGTAAAGATTACGAAGAAGTAGTCGAAAAAATAATTAAGGATCCTGAGTCTTACAACTCCTGGTCACCATCTGCCGAAGATGAGGCAGTGGAAATAAAAAATTTAATAAACGATATTGCATGGAGCAGATATGAAGACTGAAGAACTCGAATCAGTAATTAAGAGCGCTATTGCGGGTTGCGTTGTAGAACATTTGACCGATCAACCCGGAGAAGATGTTGTTGTTTTTAGAATTGAAACACCATTTTTTAATTTTAAGATTGATCAACAAATAGCAATTTTTGCATATTATCGCGAAAAAGACAATCTTCTGCAATTTTCGGATAGAGGACTTTATTCCTTCTGCATTGGCACAGAAGAAAGAGTTGCTATAAACATGAAACGTCACCGCAATTTCATCAAAGCAATCGGCTATATTCTTATGAGTGGCGAAACAGAGGACGGATCCTTTGTGGTCAATACCCCCACCGTTAGCCTAGATGTAGAAGATCTTGACCTGCCCCTATTCGTTGGCCAATACATTTCGTCGCTTCTTTATTGCGGCGAAGTATGATCCCAGTATTCTCAATTCACATGACTGTTGGGCTGGTTGATCCCCAGTTTGACTCAAATGAATTTTCGGAAATTCTTGACACGTATGCGCTTAACTATTTAGCACCAATCGGACCAGGGATGGCTGCTTTAACGCGTAGACCCGAGCCAGAGACCGAGGAAGAAGAGATTATGCAGGCGATAAGTCCAGGCACACACGAAATCAATATTGTTTTTGACTTTGACCCAAACGAAGAGAACTTCCTAAACATGCTGGTCCAGGACACCCCGTATAACAGATATAACATTGCAAATCAACTATCAACGATGGTATGCATGTTGTCTCTGAAAAGCATTGATTGTGCTCCGACATATTTTAATATTAAAATAAGCGGAGATTATATAGAAGATGAACTATATGAAAAGATGAAGAAACAGAGATTTAAACTATGAAATGGAAAAATTCATCAAGTGTTTCAAGTGCAAAAAAGTTATTGAAGCGGACAATAAGTCAATCATATCTTTTTATGCAATAAATCATTCTGACAAAAACGAGAGCGAATACAACTTTTGCTCTGAGCCCTGCCTTGATGGATTTTTTAAGGACAGGATTAAATTCAAAAAAATAGTAAAGGGTCTACAAGATGAAGAAGACAACAAAAACGACTAGTCTTGAGTCTACTCAAGAACAGGAACCGGCTCAAGACACATTGAACTCTCCGGTGATGACAAATCTGGAATCGGACCCAAAGCCATCACCACCCAGTTCAATTGTCACAATGACTATTGGGAATGAAACAGTTTCTGTTCCCGTTAAAACAACAAGAGAACTTTACATGGAAGCCGGAAGAAATGATAAAAAGAATTAAAAAGATGCTCGGATTGCATAAATGCAAATGCGATCAGTGTAAGTGCAACTCTTAATATAATGACCGTAGCAGTGCTATAATTATTGTAATGGACGAGTCCGCCTACGAGGAATGGCCCGAGGGCATTGACGATACCCCATGGTTTCGTTGGCTCAGGGAAAACAAACCAGAACTTTTTGAAAGTTATCGTGTTCAAAAAGAAAAAGAGCAGTCAAGACAAAAGGTTGATAACGCCTGGTCTGATCTGAATGCCTGGTCTGATCTAGGTCCCCATTGGGGAGACAGGCGGGCAGCAAAGGAAGAAAAAAAGATTCCAGCGGCAGCAAAAAGCGCAATGAGACACAGAAGCGCTTGCGGAGTCAAACTGTCCGACAGTGACCTTGCGCGTTTCTGGTCCAAGATAGATGTCAAAAACGCTAGTAAGTGTTGGCCTTGGAAGAACAGCCTTAGGGGGTCTCTGGGCTACGGCCAATTTCGCATTGGTGACAAGATATGCGACGCCCATAGAATCTCTTTAGAATTAAAAGAAGGCCCACTTAAGAAGGGCCGTTACGTTTGCCACAGTTGCGACAATCCGATCTGCTGCAATCCGCACCATCTTTTTGGCGGCACTCAAAAAGAAAACATGGATGATATGACCGAAAAGGGTCGCGGAGATAACTAATCTTATCCCCTTTGCAGCAACATAAAAAGTAACAGGAGTAACAGTTGCCTAAAAGAATTGAAACATCAAAGGAAATGGTCCTTGGCGGCCGTATCCTGTCAAGAAACCTTCTTGAGGACATCAAAGAGAAGATTGCAATCAGCGCTCAGTTGATGGACAAGTCTTCGGCCGACACAGGGGACCAAGAATCGGAACAGGTGTCTCCCGAACCCGAGAATACCGACTATGCGAATATCTCGTTGGAGGATGCGCAGTCAATACTAGAGCATTCCGACTACGATCAGACAATAGCCCTTCTAGGCGGCCTAGAGGGAAAGATTGGCAATCTTGACAAAGAACTTTTAACAATTCAAAGAAGAATAAAGGGTGCTATCGAGGAGCATTTTGGTAGACAGTATCCCGCTCAGCAACAGCGCGATCTTGAGGACGAGCAGTATCGTCTTGAGTACGAGCAAGCACAACAGATTCCCAATTGGTCTAAAGATCCAATTCATATGCGTTACAGAAATTCAAAATATCTGTATTCGCAAGAAGTAAATATTGACCTTTTAAATATTCTGAATAAACTGCAAGAAAACGCGGGAAGAGCCGAAATTCCTCTTTCTCATCAAGAATTACAATTACTTCAGTCTGCCCCTCCAGAGGTTCTAAACAGTGGTCTTTCAATAAATGAAAACGGCACGGTTTATGTACCACCGAGTTTTGTTAATCCTCTTCGTCCACAGTCTCAGGAGCAGATCACACCAGAGGGGCAAGAAAGCCTCTTCAACGAGCCTCCAAGAAGCCCTGGGTTTAATTTAAGCCCGGAACAACTTATGAACGCCGTTCTTCTCGGAAACGACGCAGAGTACAGACAGCAATACGGAGAGGAACTGTTTGGAAAAATAGATCCACTTGTTGCTGAGTGGAAAACGGCTTTTGAAAATAAAAAAAATACAGTAAATCTTTATCGTGAAGTCGAACAAAAGTCAAAAGCGTTATATCAAGAGGCTATACCCGAAGAATTTAAAAACATAGAACGTCAGACACCACAAATGTTTGAAGAGTTTGATCCCGAAAAGGCGCGACAAAAAACACAAGAAATTGCGGAGAACAGAAAAGAATTAGCAGAAAAATACAAAAAAGAAAATGAACCGCTTAAGAGGGATTGGAAAAAAATACGCGAACTGCGTGAGTTGAAAAAGAAACTTCCGCTGGACCCCGTAGATCATAGGCCTTTTGAAAATCCACCCGTAGAAACTGTCTCAAAAAGTACTGAGAGCATTCTTCAAGAATTTGATTCAATTATAAAAAACAATGGAACGATTGTTTTAAACGCGTTTTCAGACTCTGACCGCCAGTTAGCCGCTCTAAT